CGCCTTGCGACGATGAACACCCTGTCTCGTCTGTGGGGGGCTCCGACGGCACAAGCCGGAACAAGCACCGGCTGGACGGCATATCCGTGACTTTCAAGGTCAGTGCAGATGCGTTGAAGGGTAAAGGTCTCTCGCAGTTCGTATCGTCCTCGAAGGTCGTCAAACGCGTCGAAAAGAGTGGCTGTACCTGCCACCTTAGAAACCTCGCCCTGCTCGACCATCGTGAGGATTCCAGCAACGTTCTCAGCCACAACCCAAGTGGGCTGGATTTCGTCGATGGCGCGATACATTGACGGCCAGAGGTAGCGGTCATCCTCCGCGCCTCTTCGTCGCCCGGCATAACTGAAAGGCTGGCACGGAAAGCCGCCAGTGAGCACGTCCACTCGTCCGCGCCACTCTGTGAAGTCGGTTGTTGTGATGTCGTCATACGATTCTGCATTTGGATACCAATAATCTAATACTTGTCGCCCGAACGGGTTAATCTCGCAATGGAACAGGTTCTCCCAGCCCAGCATGGTCGCTGCGACTTCGGGGCCTCCTATTCCGCTGAATACTGATGCGTGGGTCATATCTTTCTCAAATTCTTGATAAAAGAAAGAGGGAGCATCCTCGATTTGGGATGTCCCTCGTTGATGGGGCAGTGTCGCAGCCTTCGGAGCACCTTGCAAGGCGGTTTTATGTCGGATGATTACTCCTGCGAATCTGCCAGATAAATCTGCCCTTCGTTCTACCCTTCCAGTTCTCCGCTTGGCGGGATAGCTCAAACGTCAAACGTGAGCGTGCCGTTGGGGATGGGTACGGCATACGCTTTGGTCATCTGGCTTAACGAAAACGTTCCGATAGAGGAATTCTCCTTGGCATAATACTTAACTTTTGCCATTTCTTATCCGTTTTAAAGGGTTTAACTTTTTTGATGTCTGATGTCTGAGGGATGATGTCAGACGTTTCAGCGGTGCGAGGTCTTGCAAGCCTGGGTCGATGATGTCAACCGTCATGCCGAGGGCTTCGGCAATGGCTTGGATGGTTTCGAGCGTCACGGCATACTTGCCTGCCTCTATTCTGCTGACGTGGGTACGCTGTAGCCCTGCCCGCTCACTGAGTTGTTCCTGACTCATACCCGCCAGCTTCCGCAGGGTGGCGATGCGCTGCCCAATGCGGTCGCGGGTCTGTTGTTTCTGTTCTTCTGTCATAGTTCCAATACTATTATATTACCTTTCATTTCGGGTTTGTTCTCCAGTAGGATGTCCGTGTATATCTTGCACTGCTCACGGGTGCCCTCGAAGAGTGCCTCCTGTGCCGAGCCGTTCACTATCGGATAGACGGCCATGTAACCGAGCCTACGGTGCTCGTCGCTTATCATGTCCTTGACCTTCTCCAGCCAGTCGTGGAAAGTCTGCCACTCGTCAGCGTTCTTCACGCTTTCCTTGCAACAATCCAGCAGCGAGTCACGCAGCGTCGTGAGCCTGTTGAGCTTGCTCATGCTATTCTTTGCCTGTGCCATAATGCTTGTGGTATTATGGGGAGGGTTGCCCCTCCCCGTGGTTGGTTTAGCATATTACGCTTTTCATTACTCTCAGGTGATCTTCTGCCCAAACCTTCAGCAGTTGGTAGTATTCCAGTTTGCCGACGATTTCCAACTTGATGGGCTGGTCGTTGATGTCCTTGTAAATGTCGTGCTCAACGATTTCGCGGGCGGTTTCGGGAGAGAAGTAAGTAGGATAGAGGGGTGAGAACTCGTAGGTAGTCATGTGGTTGTCGTCAGTCGTGACGGTCATCATGCGCTCCTTGTTGATGACGATGCTGTTGCACTTGCTCAGGCAGCAGCCGTAAGTCTCGGGATGAGTAAGGTACTCAATCTGCTTGTTGCATACGCTAACCATCTTCTCGGCGTGGTTGATTGCCTTCGTCATCATCTCGTTGTTGTTGTTTGTAGTCTTCATAACTTTGTTGCGTTGTTTATACTGTTGCTCCCAGTGTTAAGTGTTACTATTTAAATTTCTTGTTGCAAAGTTAAGCATTATATTTGATATGTGCAAGTATTTACACGTTTTTCTTTCAAAAAGTGCTATTATTTATACTTTGTTAAGAGAAAACGTGTACTTTATTACACATTTTAATTCTTTTTCGTGCAAGTATTAGCACAATAGAAGAGAGCCGACACCCGTCAGCCCTCTTACATCTTACATCTTACATCTTACATCTTACATCGGTCAGCCCTCCAGCTCCCCGCTCGGCGGGATAGCTCAAACGTCAAACGTGAGCGTGCCGTTTGGTATGGGTACGGCTTCTCGCCATGCCAAAGCTGAAACAAGTTTCGCTTTGGTCATCTGGCTTAACGAAAACGTTCCGATAGTGGAATTCTCCTTGGCATAATACTTAACTTTTGCCATTTCTTATCCGTTTTAAAGGGTTTAATCTTTGGAAGTGAAGAGTTAAGAGTTAAGAGTGAAGAATTTGCTACCGCTTGCGTGGATATTCCTTGAACGTCTCGCCGTCGAGAATGCTGCCATTCTCTTTCTTGCTACGCTTGATGCCGTCGGCTCCCCATGTGCCCCACTGCTTGAAGAAAAACGGAGTGTTCCAACGTCGGCAAGCGTCACGCAAGCCACGAAACCATTCTATCGGTGTGCGACGTGCACACGGCCCACTCTCGCCACCTGTTATCACCCAGTCGATGCCGTCAAGGTTGATGTCGTTCATCGCTCCGAGCAACGGCTCACAACTGAGGAACTTCACGTTGTTGCCCCTGACGTTACGCAAAGCGTCGATGCGGTCATAGTGTCGGCTGCTCTCGCACGTCGTACCGAGCCACACGTTCTTTGGCAGCGGATGGCTCAGAAAGTATTCCTCCATGCGCCACGGACGCTTCGTGAGTATCTGGTAGGTGTGCTGCGGTGTCTTCTCAATGACCCGCATCACGGGGTTTATCCAGGTGTCGGGTACGTCTTCGTGGAACAGGTCGCCCATTGAGCAGACAAACACCATCGTTGGCTTCTTCCATTCGTAGGGTTCCTTCATCGCGTCGATGTTGCGCGACACCTTGAAGCCGTTCTCGTAACTCTTGATGTGATTGCCTTGCAACCTGCGAGCCATCACCTCCGCATAGCAGTTTTGGCAGGCTTCGCTTACCTTCGTGCAACCGTGAATCGGGTTCCACGTCTTTTCAGTCCATTCAATCTTCGTCATAGTTCCTTTATTTTTTGTTTCGTTACGTTGTCGATAATATAAGCGTTTTCTCCTGCGATAGTGAGATATTCTTGCGCCTCTCTGAGAGTCTTGAAGTCTATCTTCTCCCATCGTGGAATCCAATCGTCAAACCGCTTGTCAATGCAAATGCGGTGGACGTAGTGCAATGTGTACCGCCTATATGGTGGCGGTATGTCTGGTGCTTTTACCTTTCCCATAGTCGTAAAAATTAAAGAGAGCCGACACCCGTCAGCCCTCTTCCATCTTACATCTTACATCTTCCATCTTACATCCCGAAGGTCATCCCTCCAGCTCCCCGTTTGGCGGGATAGCTCAAACGTCAAACGTGAGCGTGCCGTTTGGGATGGGTACGGCATTCTCGCCATGCCAAAGCTGAAACAAGTTTCGCTTTGGTCATCTGGCTTAACGAAAACGTTCCGATAGTGGAATTCTCCTTGGCATAATACTTAACTTTAGCCATTTCTTATCCGTTTTAAAGGGTTTAACTTTACTGCCTCAGAAGAGCGTCAGCTGTGCCGATGTTTATAGCGTTCCAAAGCCTCGCTGATTTGCTTTCCCGATACGACGCAGCCGTGTTCGATGGTGCCGCCGCTGATGGTAGCCTTCAGCGTGTCGAACTGGTCAGGCGTGACGACCATTTCAGCGTCATGGATGCGTATCTGCCGACGATTGATGTACGCGGCCACCTTGTGCTTCCACTTCGTCATGCGCTTGGGGCGGATGGCCTTCTTCATCTTGCGTGGCAACTTGCCGACCTCCTGCCCGATGGCCACGTCCCATTTCTCTTTGCCGTTCAGCAGGTCACGCAGCACGTCGCCAGCGTCCAGAACCATAGCGTCGCAGGATATGTCCCACGACTGCTTGATGTAGGGTGTGCGCCAAGGGTCTGAAAACTCCTCTGTGCTGGCATCGTCTTCAGCAATGGAGAACTTTGCTTCTTTCGCCATTCCTACGACTTGACCGCCTACCATGATGCGAAGGTTCTCACCCATCAGCATCTTCATTGTTTCTTCATTACCCATTGTACGCTTTCTTTGTCTTTGGTTTGTTCTGACTGCCCGTGAAGCATTCGGCACGCTCACGGATTTGTTTAATAACTCGCTCGTAGTTCTCCACAAGGTGCGGATAACTCTTTTCGGCCATCGTCCTGCCTGTGTTCAGCAAGTCCATAACCTTCGCCATCGTCACATCGTCGATGATGACGTAGGGGTTGTAATCTGTTGTCATAGTTCTTTGATGTTTTTACGATTCCTTGAAAGCCTTCACGAAGTTGCGCACATCGTCGGCTATTGATTTATACGTCTTTTCTTCCAGTTCCTCATCGACGTTTGCCTGACTGACGCAATCGGCAATGATAAACTCACAGGCTCGCATGACCGCCAGCACGTTCGTATCGTCTGGCACTGCCTGTTTCATACATTCATAGACGCGAAGGTATTCCTCAACCTTCTGCCTGTCTTCGATTACTTTTGCCATAGTTCCTTGATGTTTAATTCGTTTAATTCGTGTAATTCGTGTTCAACAAAAAGAGAAGCACCATTGCTGATGCTTCCCTCGTAACGCAGGGCGCGGTGGTTGGTGCACGTCGCCACAGTTCGGGTAGGGCCACTCCCTATAAGCCTGGCTACTTACGAACCTGCGCCCCGATGTCTTTATCCTTCAAGCTCCCCGCTTGGCGGGTTGTTGTTGCCGCCACCGTTGCCGCCCGTCTGGGTGTTGTCGTCGTCGCTGACGGTGTTCTCGTCGGTCTCTGCCTCCGTAGTCCATGAGAGCTGAGCACCCTTCACGGCAGCCTCGATGTCGGCACCCGCCTTGTAGTTCACCTTCGGCTTCATGTCGGAGAGCGAGAGGTTGTCGGCCTGCTCGTCCCACTTGCCGTTGACGGCGGGGTAGAGCGTTCCGATAACGCCCAAATCGATGATGTAGCCGCTGCGCAGGTTCTCGGCGATGCCGTCGATCATCATCTTGCAAGCCAGCTCTGCCTCACGGTAGTCGAGGGTGGTGTTCTTACATGATGACTTCACGATTTCCTCGAACGACTTCTTGCCGTTGGCGATGACCTTGCCGTAGAAGCCTGACTTCTTCACTCCGTCAATCTTGCGGACCATGCCGCACTTCTTAATTTTAATTTTGAGTGCCATGTTAATAACTTTTTTATAGGGTTTATAAATACATCTCTTTTGAGAGTTTCTGAAATGTCTTTTGAGAGTTTCTGAAATGTCTTTTGAGAGTTTCTATAATACCAGCGGAATGCCGTGCGGGGTTTACTCAGCATATCGCCAGCGGTAGCCTCCAGCGGAATGATGTTCACCGTTGGCACATTTGCCAATGGCTCCGAGCGAAATACCCGTCACTCTTGATGCCTCGTTGAGCGATACGAAGCGGTTCACCTCACGCCCGTCCATGTTGAGTTGTACGACAGCCTTTCTCTTTCGTGCGTTGGCCATTCCTGCCCGCTGTCCGCGAGTGCCGTAGTGATTGTTCGCGCTGACGCTCATCCATTCCAGATTGTCGGCTCGGTTGTTCTGCTTGTCCTCGTCCTTGTGGTTGACGGTTGGCAGATGGTCGGGGTTCGGGATGAATGCCTCGGCTACCAGACGATGAACGGGGTGCCGCTTCATGCGCTGCTCGTTGTCGTACAGATTAACGTGCTGATAGCCGTAGCGGTCGGTGC